TTGAGTTCATTTCAGTATATAGTATTAAGCAGGAAGATGTTAATACTGCATTATATCAGGATGGGCTACTTGGAAGTTCTCAAATTTCAGATGATGAGTTTAATACAAGAGCAGTATTAGCATTTATAGAATATGCCAATAGCATTGAATGTCGTTTGTACATCATGGAATAACTAAGATAGTTTAGACTTACTAGGTAGAATACAGCGAAAGCTGTATTCTGCTATTTTTTTCTTGTTTTTGAACATTAAAATATACTAATTCATATTTATTTTAAAGGAACAGCTATGGCTAGTATCAGTTTACTAAAAGAAAAATTTGATGCGTTACCATTCTCTGAAGACAATATAGCATTGTACAGTATTCTACTACAATTAGATATCAGTGATTTCAAACCAATAATGGAAGAAATATTGTCAGGTCGGATAAATATTGAAGACACTAGAGCAGTATTTGCAAACACTGTTAATAGTTCTTGGGATAATGGATATTCTAAAATCGAAGATACACGAATCTCAACTGATATCTCTGAGACTATTAAGAGCAATCTTATAGCGCGTATGAGCGGTAATGGTAATGATATTGTAAAAGAAAACCTTATCTTTCCAGATACTACAGATCTTAAGTATCAAATTGCAGCTCAGTTCAAAGAAACATATGGCATTACCCTTCCAGCTGAAGACATTGAAAAACTATTACCATTAGTAGAAATGGAAGTGTATAGTGAATTATCAATGAATAATACTGGTAATGCAACTATAAATAAGACTTATCAGACTTTTATCTCTGATTCGTTATCATATAAACCTAATGTAGAGTTATAAGTTATGTCAGAAGCATTAGTAAGTAGCGCTGCACTGAATGAATACATTAGCAGTATTGATATGACGGTCATAGATAACCGTAAAGTATTAGCTAACGTACAAGTTCTAAATCCAAATCTACTAGAAACTATTATGTATTACCTAGTAATTGGTAAGATTAATATTTCTCAGTTGTATACAATTGATATCAACAACCTTAGTATTAAGCAATTCATTGCTGGTCTAGATGCTAGTGAAACAATTGTAAATCTAAGAACTTTCTATAAGAATAAAATTAAAGCCCTTCCAGGTTATATTACATTTAAGAATGCATTAACAGCTAGTGCTTCTTTACGTTTATCAAATATGGCACTTAGTGTAGATGAGCTTATGACAACTGTCATTGTCGATCCATTAGGTGGTACTGGTAGATACAAAAGTTTCTTAGATGTAATGAATATTTATGATTCAATTGTATTTAGTCTTCCAGCACAAACTAAATTTAATGCAGTAGTAACAGCTGCAAACGTATTGAAAAATACATATGGTTTTACAGGTGTTACTCAGTTTAATGAAACCTTATTAGAAACTATTACTGAGTATGGTTTAGTTGCATCAACTACAACTCTTAAAAGTACTCTAGCTAGTAATACAATTCTAGGCTTCATTGCACGTAACATGCATGAAACTTTAACACAAACTAACGTGCTTTCAAATATAAATACAGTTTGTATTAAGATGGCATTGAATAATGCACTAGATGTTCCTAAGAACGGTGTATATACTCTACAGCAACTAATGCTTGCTACAGACTATATGTACAAATCAATCTTTAATATTGATTACGTTTCTAGAGGTGAAGCATTTTTAGCACAATTATCTCTAATTAGTTTTGTACGTAAAGAATTATACTGTAATATCTATGGAGCAAACTATTTTACTCCTACACAGATTACAGCAGAGAATAATTTATATGCAGCAGTGTTAGATTATTTCAGAAAATTGAATAGTCTTTCTTCTTACATTCAAGCTCAATGTAAACTTCTGATTGCCAGTGAGTAAACCATGACCAATAGTGAATTAGAAACATATATCAGGTCTATAGTAACACCACAAAATTTTTTTGTCTTTGCAGCGCTTGCAAACCTAAAGAATGTGGAAAATTATAGAGCTGTCATAGATCTTTTATATAAGAATCGTCTTAATCTAACTGATCTTACACGTTTAACTTTAATTGATGATATTGCAATTTCTGCAATGTTGGCTGATCGTAATAGATTGACCACTCCAACCAATATCATTACTACTCCTACTGGAGCTACTCCAGCATATACATATCTAATGGGTACCGATGTACTCACTACGCCATTATCTGTATTAATGACAGAATATAATACATATCTAACTACAAAAGCATCTAGTCCTGAAGTGGCTTTTAAATCTATTCCAGTTTTATATGTAGACTTTGCTGATGCAAAATCAAAATATAGCTCTCTATATGAGATTCAATCAGCATTAACATCTACTATCTCTGCAATAAACGCAGCACATCCAATTCCTTCTTTTACTCCTAACGCATCGCTGTCTACTGCGCAAAAGAACTTTTTGAATGCAATTGCAGCGCGTATATTTAATGGAAGTAGTTATACAAGTCTTTATCGTCTATTAGAAATCTTTGTATGGAATAATGATAGTACATCATTAGTGTCTTCCAAGATTCAAGACTTTACTCTTACAATGAATCTTGAAAAGTATAAAAGTTCTTTAGAAACTCTATTGAAGAATGATGTGTATTCAATCAATACAGCAACTACATATAACTCCACTACGATTGCTACACTATGGACTAACTTCTATAATACAGCATTTACTACAATACCTATTGATGACGTTATGGTATATTGTTTATATACTATCTGTAAAATCAGAACTATTGAACAGAATAATAATCTAACTGTATCAAATACATTTTACAATAGTTTTCTAACACTTTATACGTATGCGACTACGGTCTCTAACTTTTTACAGGATTCTACATTGGATTTATCTAATGTACTTAATCTAAACTCTCTATAGGTGTATTATGTCTGATAGTGATGATAATATCTTTGACAATCCACTATCCAATTCTGCTAAATCACAGTTAGCAGCTACATTGGATAATTCTACAAGAAAACTGCAGCAAACACAAAACAGTGTTGAACCTTCAGTTTTAGATATTGTTAAACAGCAAGAAGATACAACAGCAAGTGTTAATAGTACAATCAACCGTCTTATGTCACAGTTATCACCATCTGGTACTAATGGTAGTGACGCAAGTGATGTTGATATTGATCGCATGCTTCTTCTTGCTCATAGCCAAGTTAAGGGAGATAATAAAAAAGCTGGCCTTAGCAAACTAACGAAACAAATGAAAGCTGAAGTAGATGAGCTAAAGAAACAAGTCATTGATGCAAATAAACAACAAATTGACAATCTTATGCTTCGTCATAAAAAGAAAGTAGCTGATAGTGTTGCTACTTACAATATGATTATTAAGATCATTCCAAAGATGCGTCTAGCTATTAATACTCTAGCTAACACTATTCTTTCTCCAGATGACTTTACTAAGCAATCTCTTTCTGTGTCAGTTGATAGTACTAGTATTGAAGCTTCTACTATTAACAAGGTAGTAAAACGTGCTGGTGGTCTATTAGATAAATTTAACATCAACCGTGATATTAAGAATGATATTGCATCATACTTGATTAATGGTAAACTAATTTATCTAGTACTTCCTTTGAATCGTGAAATCACTCGTTTATTGAATGAAAACGTAAGTACTGCTGGTATTGGTGCAGCTTATTCAAAACTCGATTCTACATCGTTTGCTGCTCAAACTGCAAAAGTTTTAACAGAATCTCCAAATATTACAGATATTCCAAAGCATAGTGAGTTGCATGAATTCAGAATATTATTTGCATTGAAAGAAGAAGCTGCAGCTATTACTGAAGCCGCTCAAAATGTTGATGCATTCTTTGCTAGAGAATTTATGTTAGGTGATGCTGCATCACTTTCTATGGATTCTGAAGAAAACTTAAATGAAGCTGTTTCTTTTGGTGGATTTGGTGTTGGTACTTCAGGTACTAGTATTAACAATGCAACATCTACCACTAATACCACAGATGCAAATACTCCTAATGTCAAAGAAAATGAAATTAAGGGTAGGAAATCTGCTATCGTTAAGCGCGTATCACCAGCTAATATTATTCCACTAACATTTGAGAATAATAACTATGGCTATCTACACCTAGATATCGTTGAAGTTGATCCAGATAATCATGTATTACCAACTGATTCTACATCTGATGTAGAAGGTATGAATATGATGCCATCTGCAGCTGGTGCTATGTCTAATGGATCTATTCTACAGAATATTATTTCATCGAGCAAAGATGTAACTATTAATGGTAACAACGTTAATACTAGTTCATCTAAGCGTGGTGTAGAAAATCCTACTGGTGAATCTGATCCAATTGAAGATGCTCGTTTAATGTTTATGGCAAATATCTTTGCTAACAAATTAAGCAAGCAAACCAACCTGAAAATGCTTAAGCGGAATGAAGTTCTAAAAGATGCAATCTATAATGGGCTTGCAATCAAGAAATTGAATTCTAATGAAAAGATTCGAGTTGTATATCTGAAACCTGAAGAGGTTGTCTATATCAACAGAGGTCAAAGTATTTTTGATAACGTTCTTTTCTTCTCCAAATTATACATTGCTACCTTAACCACTATTTTAATGCAGAACGTGCTCAATGGTGGTGATCGTCGTATTGTCTATGTAGAGGTCGGTGAAGATAACAACGGTGCTCAAGCAGTTCAGCAAGTTATCAGGGATATGAAGTCAAAAGAAATTAGTTCTGTAATGAATATGGACCTTCAGTCTGTATTGAATTTACATGCTCAATTCCAAGACTATTACATTCCTGTAGTTGATGGTGAAAAACCAATTAGTTTTGATACTATGGATTCTCTTGCTAACAAATCTGTTGATGATGAATTCCTAAGCTGGTTGAGTAATAACATCTTCTCAGGTATCGGTCTTCCAGCTGCATATCTAACTGAAGTTGAAAACATTGACTTTGCTAAATCACTGTCTATGCAAAATAGTCGTTTCTTACGGGATTGTATTGCTGAACAGAGTATCCTATCGCGTGGCTTTACTGAGCTTATTCGTAAGATCTATGCTCTAGAGTATAGTGAAAATGCTACTGCTCCTAAAGTTAAAAAAGGTAAGAAGAAAGTAGCTAAAGAAAATGAAGAATCTGAATCTGAAGATAATTCATTGAACGATGTTGATGCAGTAGGTGCAGAAGAGTTATTAATTAATCTTCCCGCTCCAGCAGCACTAGCTCTTGTTAATATTTCTGAACAACTTGGTAATGCTGCCAACGTTATTGAAGCTATTGCTCCATATCTACCACAGCTTCTAAGTGTTGGTCCAGATGACTTAGAGAAAGTAACTAATCTAATCAAATCTAAGCTAGCTCGTAAGCTTGTTACAAGTCTAGATTGGGATGGATTCGATGAAATTGCCACTCAAGCTATTGCTGAATATACTGAAAGTCAGATTGAAAATGCTATTAAAACTGCAGGTGCAGTAGATACAGACACAGATATCAATGCAGATGGTGGTCTAGATGATACCATTCCAGATGATGAAGCTGATACTGACGCTTAATTTGCAATAAAAACCCCATATCCCCTTAAAAAGGGATATGGGATTTACTTTCTACTGATTAACCACCAGTATACTGGTTGATGTTGTCGAAGCTGTTTTCGCTGTAGAAGTTGTAGATACGAGTAGCAGCATATGATGCAGCAAAATCGTCTACCGCTTCACCGTAGCTTAGATAGCCAGAGAACGGTTGATCAAGGTCAAACATATCGTGTGAACCTTGTTCAAAGTTGTAGTGTTCCAAGTTGATACGCTTAGGCTGTACGTGAGTCCACAGGAATGCTTTCTCAATGTTAGTACCGCTGAAGTTATTAGCATCAGGACGGGTAACGATGTACAGAAGAGTACCAGTATGGTTACTAGAGTGATAAGGAAGACCAGACAGAGCAGGATAAGTTGCAATGTTAGTCTTAGGGTCACGAATACCAGATACCCATGCATCATAGGTAGAGGTCATTGGTGAGCCAGAATGTTCCTGGTACTTAAGAGTAAACTCAGAAGACTTAGCAGCAAGGCTCTTGGTGTAATGGGTTTCGTTGACGCTGAAGCCCATTTTAGCGCCTTCAGTTTCCAGATCTTGGTTTTGAAGACCTTGGAAGCTTTTGAAGTTTTTCTGAGAAAACTGTTTAAAGGTATCACCATTAGGAACCCAAGTAGGAACTTTGAGCCACATGATGAAAGCATAACCAGATACATAAGGGTCGAAGCTATTGGTGCCCGTTTGAAGACTACCGGTGAAGAAGTTATCCGTTGCAGGAGAAGCATCTTTCCAGGCAGTCATCGAATTTGAGCGAGTTAAAATTGTATCAGCCATTTCTTAGATTCCTTATTAACGGTTTACGGTAATGCTGATAGCAATACGTTCCATGATGCCAGTGAAAGTTAGCTGAATATCAATTCGAGCTAGCTTGTTTTGACGATCATAGTCAGAAGCATATACAGAACCGCTGATAGAAGAACATGCACGGTTAGCAACCCATTTCTGTAGAAGTGAGTTTACATCGTAGTTCAAGCTATCGTGAGTGATTGAGTCGTTGAATTCCATACGGTAATCAGCGGCTAGTGCTTCCACTTCACGCTTGATACGTAGAATTACCCGAGCATTGTTGATATCACTTAGTGCTGAGTTTTGAGCCTGTGAAGTTAGCTGAGTAGCAAAGTTAACTTTCTTAGGATCTTTTTCAATGTAGTTGATACGAGATTTATAGAACTGTTCACGCCATACAGCGTTAGGAATAAAGTTCAGGTTCTCGTAACCACTGATGGTACCACGACGTGGACCAACGAATGTCCATTGAATACCATTTGCATTATCATTAGCAGGAATTTTGGAAGCTAGTAAGTAGGTAGAAGTAACTTTTACGTTCTCACCATTATAAGCATCAAAGATTTCCATGTGATGTGCGAAAATAGCAGTATAGGTCTTAGCAATATTTACAGAATCACGACGATATTCTAGAGTCTGTGATTCGCTAGCTTGGAAACCAAGGTCGACGATTGCAAGACAGTCACCACGAACATCGTTAGCTAGGCTTGACATTGCTTCCTTTACAGCTGGAGAATGGTTAGCATCTAGAAGGATATCGAATTCATATGATTTTTTGTCTAGAATAGCGGAGTCAGTAACACCGTTATAAGCTTTGACAATCAATGAATCTTCGGCATCAGCACCAGTCCAAACACCATCAGTACCGCCAGCAAGGTTAGTAACTTCGTTAGTATCGTACAGCTTACCAACAGTAATTACAATACCTGAATCTAGATCGGCTGCGTTTTCAGCAGTAACGATTTCTAGTTTTGCATAAGCAGCAGTTTCTGAAGTATTACGCGGAGTACCGAAAAGAATATCAATAGAGCTTAAATCTAGAGTCGGAACATGATCAACGATGAATTCGTAAGCATCATCATAAGCACCACGTTGTGCAAGTACTTTTACATATTTTGAGTACTTGTTAACTACAGTACCCCAATATAGTGATTCGCGGGATTTACTACGAGCATTAGGATCTAGAGATACTAGGAAAGGACCGTCAACTTGGACATCTAAACCTAGAGCATCTTTAGCAGTAACAACAACGTTGTAAGTGCGGAAAGCATAGGTATCATCTAAATCATCACGTAGGGTGAATTTAATACCAAGGCCATTATAACCAACACCACGACCGTACGGATATACTAAGCCTAGTGGAAAAGTAGCACGATCTGCAGCAGATTTACGCTCAGTACCTAGGAAAGTTTCCATAGCACCAACAGAGGTAAATTGTGCAGCAGCAGAGTAGTCTTTAATAGCTACTTGAACATCACCACCAGTTACTTTGGTTAGCTCAAGGCCAACACCAGTAACAGCTAGGGTTGCAGTAGTAGGAAGAACACGAATTACGTAAGCAAGACCACCAACACGAGTCCATTCAAGAACGTTGTAAGCAGCTTGACCATACTTCTCAAGATTAGGTTCGCCGAACTTGAAAACGAATTCAGTTGGGTCAGTAACCATAGTAATAACGTTATCAGGGCCTTTTTCAGACATGATAACCTGGAATAGTACGGTAGAACCATTAGCAGTCTGATAAACAAAACTGTTATCAGTAACGGTGGTACTTACCGATGGATGTAAATAGTCAGTCATATTTGTTTCCTTAACTATCGTAGTTTGATTAGAGAGTTACCAACATTAAAAAGTTTAGTAAGTCTATTGTTAAATACATATTCATCTATAAAAATGTTAAGCGCAATTACCTATGTTATTTAAGTATTTTAAATTGCACTTTCAATAGGCGAATAGGTCTGTTTCTGTCCAGTACGACTAATCAATACAGCTGATTGGACAGCTTTTTTAACATCTTCGAAGGAGACTGCACTAAATACAGATGCAGTACGTGCAATATCTTTAATGTTCATTAATTCAAAGTCATCTTCAGCAACTTTACCATATTTAAGACGATAAGCAATACCCGGATCTTGTTTCCAGCGTACCATTTCACTAACCATTACTTCAATGATTTCGTTTTGTACACCAGAACCAATACCATTTAGGTTTAAGTTATTAATGAATAGATTTACTAGATCCTCACCATTAAGTGTATCAAACTTACCAGTAGTAAGAAGGTCTAGGAATCTAATTGCAGGTTTTGGACCTTTGAAAAAGCCCATTTGATCAATAATAATTTCGCCTTTCTTATAGGAAAGGATTACTGAAGTACTTGTAGTTTCACGATCGTATGAATTCAATGCTAATACGATTGGAAACTTAGATTTGAAACGAGACTTACCATCTGCGGAAGTAATAATGAATACACCAAAGGTTTCAATTGTATCATCAACTTCTACTGCCAATTTTGTTGCAAAATCTTCTTTATCTAGAATAATCTTGCAATCATCTACAGCTACAAGACTTAGATCTTTCTTGATAATGTAGTCTGAAATTTTCTTAGCCATATTAGTATATGTCCTATAGAAGAAAAAAGAAATCCCTATACCAATTAAGGTATAGGGATTCAGTACCTATAATATTAGATTGTTATCTAATATAGGCATTTACTTACTTTGCTGGAATAACTTTCAATAGCTCAGAAGTCAGGTTCAGTTGCTGACCTGCTACGAAACCTGCAGAAATGATAGCTGCGGTGAACTTAGCATAGATGAAGTTCTCTACTAGTTTACCTTTAGCATTCAGGTCATTCAGATAACGTAAGAAGCAATATAGAGTTACGTTGCAATTACGAATGGATTGAACACCATTGTATTTTGCACTGATACCAAAGATATTCTCAAATTGGAATTCAGTAATACGATGTTTCCGTAGGAAGTGTTGCAGTTTTTTATACTCTTTCACAATTAGTGTAGGAGTAGCAGCAATAGATGCAGTGATATGTGAAGTCTCAGCAAAGAAAAGTAGACCAGTTTGTGACTGAACTTCTTTAACTGCATTAACAACAGTGTTTGCATCAGCAACAACACGGGCTGAAGCTAGAAGAGCTTTACGATCTTCTTCAGCAAACTTATCAGGAGTAGTACCTTCATCGTACTTAGCAATAACTTCTTTTACTTGTTCTTGTGCAGTCTTGATAGAATCTTGAGCACCAGTATAAGCAGATAGCAATGATTTTTCGATAGTGTCAAAAAGTTCATTAGTATCAGAAATTACTTCAGTGCCAGCTTCTTTAACAAGTTCAGCAACATCTGCGTTGTGTTCAGCAATTGCTTGAGCAGTTTCAGCGTCAGCACCAGCAGGTACTTGAACGTGTAGAGGTTGGTCTAGAACAATTTCTTCGCCAGCAATAGTTTGTACAGTATTCATTTAAAAAATCCTAATTGGGTGTACGAAAGTGAAATCTATATTTTTATGTTAGACTACATGTTTGATTTCGTTTGCTAATGCAAATCTATATGAGCTTACAAACTCAGAATAAGAGAAAGAAGATATAAGCGATTTCATAATTTCCTGAATTGCGCTTACACCATTACCAGTAAACAACCGTTCTAATGCATCACTTTCGTCTTCAGATAGATCAGTATTATTGAAAATATCCATGATGTCTAGATTTTCATCAGTAAGAATATCTTCACAGATCTGATTATAATTCATTAATAGAATATAATAATCTGGATTTCGAATAGGAAATTCAGAGCGAATTGCCTGATATGTAATATCTTTCTTTGAATCTGGAGTACGATAGCTTTTTGCTAAGGTAGTGCGATTACGTAATGTAGTATCTACTAGATACGCCATAAGTAGTGAACGACGACCAATATATAGATGCTTATAGATAAGTTCAGCTAGGAAAGCATTTGAACTATCATTGAATTCAGTTTCAATGACATCAGCAGTTTCAGGGAATTCTGCTTTAAATGCATCAATAATAGTCTGATATGAAGTATTAGCTAGAGTTCTTAGATCATCGGATTGTTCTTCATCAATATCATATGAGAATTTGATGCTATCAATCTTATTAGTAAGTAGAGCTAAAATATCATTTAACTGTACATTTGAATAAAGATCTTTTGGATTAGATAAAACAGATTCTAATTCAGTTGCCAACACTGAATATGATTCGGATATAAGGTCAAGAGACCCTGACAAAATTGGAAGAGACATGAGAAATATTACCTTTTAAAAAGTTGTGACATTAAGTTATTATTAATAGGTTTAGCTTTTTTATTAGCAGCAAAATCTTGTACATGACGCATGACATCTGCAAGTGACTCGCCGGATTCTAGAAGTCTAGCAATGTCATTGAGATTCACTTGAATGCCTTTATTTTGCGCTGGATCATCAATAACTTTATTGAATACTCCATTTGTAGCTAGAGCATTAACACGCGCAATATTTTTCTTAACAGCTGATGCGTCTCTTAAGAATCGCCCAATGTTATTACCATATCTAACTGCATAGTGAATCATTAAGAGACCAAATAAGGAGTCATCGTGCGCAGTAGTATCATGTTCTACTTTACCAGACTTAGTAAAGATTAAACCTTTAATATCTTGGTACACAGCTTCAGATACAATAAATTCCGGTGTCTCTCTAACTAGTTCCATTGCAATGTCAATCATTAGACTACGAGACGCAGTATTAGTATTGATACCATATACAATAGTCTCAGTTACAGTACTAGGATTAGATTTTGTTTTGTCTTTATCTGCAATCTTATATTCATAGTAGATTTGCTTAGAAAGTCTAGGATGTTCTAATAGGTTATCAATTACACCTTTACCATAGTTGTTGTTTTCAATGAACATAATTGATTTAGGGCAATATGTAAGAATGAATTCAATTAGTAATAGTGTAAAGTTAGTAATGTTGATAGTGTTACTTTTGAAAGTAGCAACTTCTCTAAAGTTATTATGTGGATCAGTTACAATAATAGTAGAGGAGTCTTTACCTAAACCACCAGCAACGTCGCATCCTATAAAGTAGACTTTATTTTTATCAATAGGCTTAAGTTGTACAAATGCATAAGGCATCTTGACAATTTCATTTGTCTCTGGATTCTCTTTCTTCACTTCAACCATTAAAGGAGTAGTGTTCATGATGGTAAACTTGTTTAACTTATCAAGTTCATCTTCTTTAAAGACAGAGTTATCAGAAGACTTAGTCCAATTTAAGTCTACTTCACGTCGAATAGTAAGCCAGTCAAATAGCAATTCTCGACATTGTTTATCATACCATTCTTTAGATAAGCCGAGCATTTGCCATGTATATCGAATGTATAAGAAGTCGTTAGCAGAGTTAGCAGTTACGAATTGCTTAATCCTGTCTCTAGGCCAATCATACATTTCTTCTAAGAATGGACATGCATTATCAATTAGATTCTTAGCAAATGCACCATTCTCGGTATCAACGTTAGCTGGAGTAGTAGAGAAGATCTTCCCATGAGGACGACCATGACTCTCAGCAATTTCAGATACCTTACTGATTGCAGGTGCTGCAGATTTATAAATAGTTCCATTGAATTTAATGAATGCAAATTCATCAGGCCAATAAAATGGAATAGACATACCACGCGTTATGTTTAACATGAGTCGTTAATTCATGTCCATGGGGCTGCATATTACTATGCAGAGCAGACTATATCTTCATAGATTTTTCTATGTACCAAGTTTCCACTCACTTGAGTGTACTCTACTAAGTTAATGTGTTTCCACACTCTTTTCGATAGTCGTTGAATATAGACAAAAAAAAACTAAAGCATGACCACCCATTACAGGTGGTCAATACTCTAGGTTTTATACCGTATTGCAGATTGCTTACCAGGTGGTCAACACTTTGAAGAAGCCGCCGTTGGCATTCTTGTAGTTGTTGTTAATGGTACGCATTTCTTGACGCACTGTTTTCTTAGGAAGAGTGGTAATACCCTTGAAACCAGCTTTGATCAGGGTTTTACCAGCATCCAGAATATCATCAACAGTACGATACACTGGTTTCATGATGGTTACTTTAAGAGCTTTAGACTCGTTACTGTTCTTCACAATCTCTTCACGAGTTTCAGCAGTCTCAGCAACCAATAAGCGCTTTGCGAGCTTTACAGCCTTCTTGTCGAATACTTCGTAGTTGGTATCACCAGCAGTGATTTCCAGAACACGACGTACAGTCTTGCCCAACTTTTTGTCATGTACAACGCTGTAGATCTTGTACATTACTGTACCGAGTTCTACAGGGTTTTCAACGACAGCAGCCATCAACAGTTCAGGAGATGGAATGTATTCATTCTTCTCCGAGTTGATACCAAGAGCTTTACTCTTGATCTTGGTAGAACTACCAATGGTAGCCAGTTCCAGACGTTCGAAGAACTTGGTAGCTTGCTTGAACAAGTCTGCAATGATTGCATCCCGGTTCGGAGTAGATTTAACATCTACAACTTCTTCAGCAGCAACAGTTTGAGCGGTAGCAGCGGTAGCGGTATTGGTCATGGTAGCGTTCCCTAGCAGAGTAATGAGCATATTATTAATCATCGATTCGAACAGTACACGCTGTTCAGGCGTCTGCATAGTAGCAGTAGCCTCTGCAATCATTGCATCAAATTCAGCACGTTGTGCAGGAGTCAAAAGGTCCAGCTGTTCTTTCAAAGAATCAGTTACTACTTTTTCTTCAACAATCGGAGCAGTTGCTTTAGCCGCTGCTTTTACAACAGGCTTTTCAGCACGTTCAACTTTCTTTGGTTGAACAGGTTTAACTGCAGCTTTAGCAGTGGTAGATTTAGTAACGGGCTTAGCGGTGGTAGTGGTAGTCATTGCAGGTTCCTCTTGGTTTACAGCATTAGTAATGTTAGAAGCAAAAGCAGTGAACTTACCAACAACCACATTTACAGCATCTTCCCCATGAACTGTCAGAGCTTGATGCTCTACCAATTCAGCTACTATCGACTTTGCTTTTGCAACCAGTCGGTCAGCATTGTAAATATTAGGTTGATTTACAACGTGGTAACCAATAGCAGAGAGTTTCTTCAACTCACCGTCTACATAGATTACATCCTTTGCATCTGATTTGAATACACTAGTAAGTGCATTATTCAGAGCTTCCCCAAACGCATGAGTATGCGCTTTTACATCAAATTCTTTTGCAACTTTAACTTGAGCTTCAGTTGCTTTTACAGTTTTAGAAGTAGTCATTATACAATCCTTGGTATGGTAGGGTTATAGTATTCTAGACGGATCATAGTAAAAATCCACAGAATAGTACGTTCACACAGTATTATCTATATGAGTTCACAAGAATTATATATCAACATTTATGCAACAGATACGGTTTTGTCTATACTGCTGATTACCCATATTCAAGGGGCGTCCCAGCATTTAAAGGTATTTATACAGAGCCATGCAATAACCCTGTTTGTCGGCAGCATCTTCGTTTGTAGGCTGACCAACAGTATCAATCTTGTTACGAGTTTTCTCACTCTTAACAGATTCCATGTTATCTACGTCCAGGCCAGGAGTATTAATGGTTTCTCTTAAGAATTGTGGGATGTTCTCACGAATCTCTTTGAACCGTCGTAAGTTGTTCTTGGAGTCGCCTAGTGATTTATTACCAAACAGCATGTGGGTGTTTTTAGTACCGAAGTCATATACCCAAGTAAGCGTAGCAGCAATAGATACTGTCTTATAACGCTGACGCGGTAGTAATGCAATTTGGTCTAAGTTATTAATAAGAGCCCATGTAATTGCTAAATTTCCTGGATGTAGTTCAAAGCTTGCTAAACCACCCGGAATAGGAATCTTAACGATTTCACGCAAATAGTAATATGGATTCTTTGTAATTTCTGCAAGAATCTTAGTCTTCTGTACAGGAGTAAGTCTAGCACTGTGTGGGTTTACAGTAGCTAGGGATTCATCATATAAGCGGAGAAAGAACTTATTGTTTTTAATACCACGATCTCGTAAATACCTATACATCTTTAGGAAAGACATATTCTGTGTTTTCAAATGCGTAGTATACTTTTCTCCTGTAGCAGCTATTTCAGTTTGAGTACTCATAAAGCCTCTTTAATTTACAAATGTGTCTGGAGAGCCAGTTGCACATGTAGATCCACAGCTAATAGGATCGCCTATCCTTGCAATTGGAAGGGATTCGGCAAAACTATCAGGTGAACCTGCAGTTGTATTAGCGTCATGTGGTGGATCACCGGGACATGCATGTTTAACCCATGTATGAGTTGCACAATGAATAGGTTTATTATTAATGATAGATATAGCACAGCCCATATTATTTGGACGGGCAGGAGCACCACATGGATCACCAGTGCTAGTATCGCCAAGTCTAACTGCAGCAGGCATCTTTCTTCTCCTTAAGGAATGTGATACGAGTAGCCTTTTTGCTTCGTTTCTTCTTAGCACAAGAACATGGCGCTGCAGATTTTAATGCCTCTAATTCTAAGTGTTTCTCTACGCTCTTGACATGAGCATCAAAATTATTAAAATCCACTTTAGAGCCATCAGTTAGAGATTTTGGATTAATGAATAATTTATTAAGTGAAGAAAGAAAAAAATTTTTTATAGTTGATAAACCAACGTTCTCAGAGAAGTTGATATTAGTTGGTAGATCATCAATAATATTAATGGTAAGGCTAGACGAATTAGTAATGTCAATACCTAGTAAATCAGATAGTCTAATATCGACAATTGTAGGTTCTTTCATTTTGCGTCTAAAAGGGAATACTTTGATAGGGTTCATAAAATTACCTAAAAAAATAAGGCACTCAAACGAGTGCCATATAGTTTATACAAATTTCTAGTTAATCAAACGAAAGGAATAAATTTAATTTAGAACTCTCATTTGTATATGGATCGCTATATAAGTGTTTAAGCGATGCCGATAGTGACTTCTCTGTTACTTTTGCATTGACCGCATGTGTTTCTAGGTCTTCTAGTAACCGTCTATCACGCAAGGTTACCATCTCCAATAGCTTACTTTTTATTACAGTACCATCTTTAATACTGGTATCTGCAATAAATCCTAATCCCCCGAGCCGCTCGATGTTTTTCTTTTTTATTGTAACATCGATTTTGTAGTCTTTTGCACCACCCAAAATTACTTTCTTGAATGTTTGTGCAAAAATATTTTTTGTGTCAATCTCTAGATCTAAGATTCCGGTCTTAGAATTCACTAGATGTTTCATTGACATTCCTAGCGGGGATAGTGAAGCTTTCTTGGAGTTTTGAGGCATACAACAATCCTTTTTCTTGCAGTTGAGTTTTTTGATTTTAGTGTGTTGGCAACACCTAATGGATGATATTTATAGTTTTATTATTACAATATCAAAGTAATTATATATCAGTATAATGATTTCAGTTACGGTTTTCAAAAAAGCAAATAAAAACCCCATATCCCCTTGTGAGGGATATGGGATTGATTTACTTAGCTAACACCGTTACCGGTGATATTTAGCATAGCGACTAGCGGAGTAAACGCTTTGAACAGGTGACGTTTGATCATCTGAATAGCAGGAACGTTTACAGCGTTAGCTGAGCTTGAAGCTGAACCACGGATAGTGGAGAAGCTGTAAGGGTAGTAAACGAGTGATTTATGTTGTGCATCAGCAGGAACATAAACAATACGCATTTTACCCTGTGAGAAGTAAGGAGATTGAAGAACCATGTAGCTGGTGATACCAGAGGTATAGTTACCAACTTTATAGTCGACAGCAACGTCGTTTACTTGTTCAGAAGCGCTGTAAGCCCATTTGACGTTAGAGATAATCTGAGCGTCTAGTGGGTGACAGAATACTACTGCGTGACCGGAGTAGATGTTTGCACCAGTTTGTAGGCGAGTAACGATACGATCAAGTTTTAGTTTGATCTGTTCACGCCATTCAGCATCACCTAGAGCGTAGTTCGAAGGAGGAGCTACGTCGAAGGTTTCTTGAATCTTCTGAACAGCATCACGCTGATAAGTAGAATCAATGAAGTTTACACCTTCTTTGTCGGTGAAGTGAGCTAGAGCAGTAGACATGATTTCGATGTTACTTAGGGTAGCATCGATCTGATACATGTGCATCAGGTCAGTCATGTGTTGGATGTTGATAGGAGCTTCAATTGGCTGTGCAGTACCGATTACACATTCAACAGCGTCGATATCGAAACCAACTTGAGTAGCTGAGTTGTTAGCTTCTGAGGTTACAAAACCTACGATCTTAACAGATTTCAGTTCAGCACCGATAATAACAGCGTCCATTAGACCAGTTTCACGGTTGACTTTAACCATAACAGTAGCGAAAGCACCGTTAGCGCCTTTAATTTGACCAGTAGCAACGTTGATGTTGGTATCTAGTTCAAAGTTAACAGCGAAGGTTTCAGGGTTGGTAACGAATACAGCAACCACTTCAACGACGGAGAAACGTGGATCGATTTCGTCGCCTAGTTCAGTATTTTTACCGATTTCAGCTAGAAGATCGTGAGCAGCGATTGAGCCAGAAGTGGCAGCAATAGAAGTCTCTTTTAGTTTAGGTAGACCAAATTCAACAGCGCCTGGACCTACTAGGGCTTCAGGTAGGAAACGCTTGGTACCATCAGGCATACGGATGTATTGGCGATGAGTGGTAACTTTGAACTTAGGTTGTTCAACAGGCTCAGTAGGTAGACCTTCACGTACTGCAATTTTCGGCCAGCCAATACGTAGCATTGGGAGGGAAAGAGCAGAGATAGGGTTAGAACCGGACATCATGCTTTCTGAAAGCATAGTTAGACGGGTGTTTTCAATAAGCTGAGTCATAGTCTCAACTTCTGATTCTTCAACGCCTTCTAATAGCTTTTCAGTGTATTCAGCGAATGATACACGGTTATTAAGAACGTCTTGGACGCCTTCACTTAGAACAGACACACCGTCTTGTTCGAAGGATTCTACTAGACTTTTAAAGTTGTCTAGAGCGCCTGACTGGTAGCTTGCGCGACCGTGAGTTTTTGAACCATAATCGATTGACATATTTTTTCCTTTCCAAAATAAATTTATTTGGCGATAACGTCTTAGGTTATCTAGTTACTAAAGATTTGTTAGTAAAATAAGATAGCACTTACTGTACGTTTCAGTTGCCAGTAGTACTATTTTTTAGGTTTGATAAGATTGTAAAAAGCTTTAAGATTTTTATTAATTGTCTGTAGGTCATTTAAATAGATATTATGAATGACTTGCAAGTCTGCATAAGTTTTAGTCTTAGCAATACTGGTATCAGATAATAGTTCATCCATTAGTGTAATATTTTCACCAATCTTCTTACGAATAATTTTAATTGTAGGAATATTGGATTCAGGAATATCAGTACTTAGAATCGTATCATATATATCTGCAGTTCCATTAAAGGAAGCGCGAATATCTCTTAAAGATCGATAGATTGATAATTTCTTCTCTCTATCCTTCGCTCCTTCTTCTGGCTGAATACCTTCCAGTGAATCGTCATTACCACCATCATCCGCCACAGTTGAGGTGTCTTCACTAGAAGTGTCATCAGAAGTGTCAGCTGGTTCAGAATCTGTTGAACCTTCTTTACTATCTTCAGTATCAGATGCCACGTCACCGCTATCTGCAGTTGAATCTTTTTTATCAGCATCTATATCTTTGTTACTGTCATCTTTATTAGAGTCAGTAGGTTCACTAGCCTCATCTTTAGGCGCAGTAGCCTCGCTCATGAAATACTCTAGAAAATTCATATTTATACCTTACTAAAATAAGTGTTTCTACTATATAGATGTTAGGGTATAAATATACTCTAATAAGACTACCAGAAAACAAAAACCCCTAACCTATATAAAACAGGTTAGGGGATTGCCTTAAGAAAAATTATTTTTTCTTAGCAACTACTTTTTTCTTAGCTAGAGGAGCAGCAGCTTTAGCAGCAGGCTTAGCGGCCTTGGCTTTAACTGGAGCTTCAACAACAGCAACGCTTGAAGCTGCTTTGAAAGCTAGGGTAGTTTTTGCTGGAACGTCAACCGGATCACCAGTGCGCGGATTGCGACGAGTACAGGCTTCAGTTTCTTTACGACGGAAAGTACCGATTTTGGTACGGACTGAACCGTCTTCTAGAGCGACTTCTTTGACTGCAGTTAGAACTACGTCTAGGGTAGTACCACATTGGTCTTTAGTAGCGCCGTCGATGCCAGCAGCGGTTAGTAGTTGTTGCATACGAACGATAACGTCATCACGAGTTGCCATGATAGAATTCCTTTATAAAATGATTTTTTGACGAAAGTGTCAAGGAGTTTTTAGGTTGAATCAGTCAGAAGTGAGATATCTCATTTAAAATCTGAAAGCTATCTTTTTGTTATAACCATTACGCGCATTTTTTAGTGTATATAAGTTCAACAGAGTTTATACTAAAAATAAAATATTGAGTATTTTAATAAAAAACAAAAATAAATAAGAAACCCTATAGCCATTTACGGACTATAGGGTTTAATTTTATTCAGCAGCGTTAACGATTTCTTTTTCTACGATTTCTAGTAGACGAACTTTGTTAGCTGAAGGCAATTCTGCAATTGCTTCGTCAGATAAATATTCTTCGGCTTTACGTAGGTAAGTCACTAACTGTGCTTTGGTGTAAGTCTTATAGACTTCCATGTCATAGACATCAATACCAGCTTCAGGGTCAGTATCTGCGTCTTCTACAGATTCTTCGCCTTCTTCTTCGGTATCTTCTTCAGTGCCATCAACATCAGTTTCTTCTACTTCTGGTTCAGGAATGCCATCAAGCTGTTTAGGCTCATCAACAGTTACTTCATTCATAGTAGGAGGAACTAGTGCAGGTGAAGGCTCAGTAGTGTCCACATCAATGTAAGTACCTTCAGTATGAGGTACAAAATTGTCAGCAGTAATAGCAACGCGAACGCCAGTAACACTGTCAACAGATACATTTTCTTTCTCATGTACAGTCATCTCATAACCTAAAGATTTGAGAGTATCATACACTGCTTTCGCAATTGAGATAGGGCGTGATACAGGACCACTACGATTCAAGAATGGAATACGACCAGTAGACTTGATAGTTACGTATACAAAATTAGTTACGTCAGACATAAAAAGTCCTCTTATAGTAGACCATCTAGAAGATTATCATCATCTTCATCATCTAGATCGTCAGACATATCAGAAAGATCTGAATCATCTAGATCAACGCCGCCTTGAACGGTTTGATCTTGAAAGTCTACAGCGCCAGCACCATCGCCTTCAACGCCATCATCAGCAGCTTCACTTAAGAGACTGCGGGTAATAGCTTCAGTTGAATACTTAGGAGCATCGACACCACCACCAACACCCATGTTATTTAGGGTATCAGTTTTGTCTGGATGATAGTTATTTAGATCAGCATCAGAAACGCCATCTAGTTGATCTTGGTTGAAGAATTGGAGAGCATTAGTCTCGTCATCTTCTAATGGCTGTTCGAAAGAAGCATCTAGTGATTCAGTAAGCATATCAGCTTCGTCACTTAGAGTATCTTCCATTAGAAGCAAATCTGCTTCGGTAGTAGATTCGAGCATTAGGTCAGCAATTGACATAGGAATTTCTCCGTTTTGTTTGTTTAAAAACTTAAGAACGCTATTAGTTTGTTAGCTTTAGGTTTTTGATATTAAATAGAAAAGATGTTTTAGAGCAAATAATAATAATGGCGTAATGTAATAGTCATTAATGGGGGTATTTGCACTATCAGCTAATGATGTATATCTAATTTCAATATTTGAAATACTTTCAAGCATGTTTTCAAAATGCTCTTTACCACTTATGGTAAGTAATTCGTCAATCATAATACCATTAGAAAGTTTGCCAAATTCATCTAGATTGTAGAAAAATCTACTAAACTCATAGATGAAACTAATATTGACATCTTTATGATCTTCTACATTCTCAGGATATTTTGGTTTACTGAATAATGCTAGATCAATAATATCTACTATAGTGTTAACACTATTGGTATCAGCTAGCTCATAATCAGCAAAGTGATATTTATTTCGCAATAGATTCATAAACTCATAGCGATTTTTCCCTAAACTACTCTTAATCACATTGACTGTTACATCTGTAGGCAGTAATGGAAATTTAAGGTCTTCAATGACCTTTAAGAATGAGTTCTGATAATTACGTTTATCAGTATATTTATCAATAGTAGGTGAAATAAAGCAGCTATTACGATAATTAACAAAAGGCGTTATGAGTGCATTCTTCATTAAGAAATAGTTTAGATATTGATCTAAAGTATTATTAGTTGTATTAATAAAGCATTGAGCACTTGTATTATAGAATTGATCCATATATGCTTTTAACAGCTGATCGTAGACACTACGTAATTCTACTAGAGCTTCAGCATAATTCTTTTTAACAAGCGTATTTGCTTTCTTACCAATAAGATCATAGTCAATCTTGTATTCAGCATCAACCTGCCTATCTACTTCAGCAGCGGTATATTGGCTGAGACGAATATTGATCTTATAGAATTTATTATTACCGAAGTTATCTGGAGTACCAGATGTAACGATAAATAGATATTTCTTTGTATGGAAAGAAATCTCAATAAGATCGTCAGTCTTAGGATTGACTGTATCAGGTAATATAATAGCTGAAGAACTAACTTCACCAGCCCAACCTTGATCACCCATTTCAGTACTAAAATCAGAAGTATCTAATGAGTAAAGAGGTAGATCTTCAATCTTGAAGAACTTGTTAGGTGATTCAGAACCAGCTACTTCGTTGAAAGCTTCAAATGATTCATCATGTGTTGACTTATATGCAGCACGACTATAATAGGTTACAAAAATAGGTGCTGTGTCTAGAAAATTAGGGTAAACCGTAGTTGCATCTGTTACAAAAGATTGAATAGAATTCTCTACTATATCTTTAACAGGAACAACACTTGAGACTCTTCCCATGGCGTTTTAATCCTATATGTGTGTACTATATAAGTGTTTAAGATATAGTATAAAGTACAAAAAAAAAAGAGAGTTTTTACACTCTCTTTCTAATATTATAATTCAATTACCTTTGCATTCATTTCAGTTACTAAGATATCATGAATTTTTTGCATTTCTTCTTTCTTTTCATAAATCAGAACTAGATTATGACCATGTTCAAAATAGATAGTGATCTTTCTAGTAGAATCACAAGTAAAGATACTAATGATTCTATTTAGATCAAAGATCTCTACACCATTTCTATCACGAACTGCAAGGTTATTAGCTGGTTTGGGAATCATCTGATTTCTCACGGAGTAACAACATCAAAGAAAGTGTATAATAGCGCTACGGCCTTGTCACGATCAGCTTTATTTTTAAATATAATATGTCTAAGGTCTGGAACATTGTGTTGACGAAGTTTTAATGTTGTGTCATTAGCATCTTCAAATATACCAGAAATGGTACTAACTAAATAAGTAAGTGCAATACCATCTGCTGTAACAAGACGAATCATTTTTGGTAGGGAGATAGATGTTTCTTGATTAGGTAGCATTAGTTAAGGCCTGAAAGTTGTTATCTTAAAGAAAGATTGTACAAATCGACGTGCTTTCTCACATTCTTGACTTGACTTAAATGTCAGAGTCTTAGAATCATTAGAACCAGTGAAATAAAATCTAAGAGATGCTGGAGCATCTCTATAGATAAAGCAACCATTTATTGCATCTACTTTAATACTAACTTCATCACCGTCTCTATCAAAGAATGTTAACATTTCAGGTTTTGAAAATTCTGCTGAAGAACTCATCAGCCGATTCCTTGAAAAGTTTCAACTTCAAAGAAAGAATATACAAAAGCTTTAGCTTCTTGACATTCCTTCTTTGTTCTAAAGTTTATTCTTTTTAGCTCCACAACGCCTTTAACACGGATACGTAACACTTCTGGACTATCTGGTAAGATTAAACAGCCTCCAATTTCACTCAAGCAATGACTCACATGAGTACCAGTATCATCTAAAAATACTAATAATTTAGGTTTCACTGGTACATCTGTAGGTAATGGTAGCATTTAGGTAACCTATTAGATATTTTCAGAGTTTAGTCGTTTTTTAATAATCTCATACACTTCATCACGACGTTTATTATTATAAAACTTAATTGTCATATCTTTCCCAGAGATATTGATATACAGCGTACTTGAATAAACTGTACTGAGAGATATAGAAGCAATATGCGATAATACGACTGTGTAGTCATTATCACCCATATCTTTAAACGATACTGCTGGTGGAGAGTGATTTTCTGGAATCATAATGTGATAGCATCCAAAAGTCTATAGAGTCTATCTTGAACATATCGACGCCGCTTAGCGTCAATAAATTCGATTTCAGTAGGTTTTTCTTTACCAGTATTAAGAGTAATATACAAAGTAGTAGCAGTATCATCAAATGAAAAAATCTCTGCAATGTGTGCTAATACAAAGCAGTATTCTCTACTATATCTATTTTTAATTATTACAGATTTAGGTAGCTCATCAATTTCAGGAGTAGGAAGCATTTGCAATCCTTTTTATGACAAATTATAGCCATTATATTCCATTTGAAGATTATGAGCTAGTAATAGTGCAGGAGGAATATACATATTACATGCAATTTCAACAAGGTCAGGTACATAACTATTATTAGTAACATCAAAGAATTCTTTCAATTCTGCAAAATCTTCTTCATCACAACCAGTATTATACTTAGTTACATAGTAGTCCATCATCTGTACAATAGTACGAGGTTTACCTTCAGCATCAAAAAGAATTTCTTGTACATAATCAGCATCAGCGGCATATACAATATCATTACGACGAAGATGATTTTCTTTCAGATATGCTTCAATAATGAAGTTAGGAATTACCTGTCCAAGATAATATTTATACATGCAATTCACAGACAGATCAAGGCGATCATCGATCTTCTTAGCAAGACTTGCAGGAATGATATAACGTGCAGGCTTCATAGGATCAAATGTATCAGCTGAGAATGTGCTAGATTCTGTCTCAGTATTGCAGAAAATAACAAGCTGTTCAATTGCATGTTCTAGTGAAATGAACTGTACAACTGAAGCCATTTCAGCTACAAATGAATTCGGGTTAGGAAGACGACGTGTATGGTAGTTTGCCAACTTTTCATTGAGAAGCTTTACAAATGCATCATCAAGATCTTTGGTAACTTCGATAACTGGTGCTTTTGGTTTGAAGGCAATAACTGTCATTTTAGCGTACCCACTTTAGGTCAATGGTCATTTGAAGTGCAGCAATGAGTTGTTCTACAGTTTTTCTATTTGTAACTTTTAATGCTACACCAGATTTATCTGGTTCTTTCTCATCTGTGGTACATAGAAAAATAGTATCAGGTGCATCAGGATTAAATTGATCTTTTCGAATATGTGTTAGATGTCCAGGATCATTTGATTTACTAAATTTAATTACAGTAGGTAGTTCTGGCTTATCAGCAGTAAGATCAATAATGGTACCTTGAATAATATGCTGTGGTTTTTCTTTTGGTAGCAAAGCTTTACCGTTATCGCCAAGTTGAATACGACGTGCATTATCAACCATACGTTGCCCTAGACCTTTATAAACTGGAGTTGAATAATCTAATGAAAGACCATATTTTTTACAAGTATCTACATAATCTTGCAGCATCTTCAAATTCTTTTCAGATGCTATGCTACTACGTAAGCAAAAATCATCATACTTAATTTGCATATCTAGCCATTCTAGACCAGTTTTACCAAGAATACTATCTATCAATCCGATATGTTTTTCTTGGATTGAGAATTTACCAAGTAGAAAATCCTCACCAACTGTAGTTGTTAGATATAGTCGATCAGATATGAAGTTAACTAAATCTTTATGAGTTTTTATACCAAATCCAATTGTAGCTATATTGGCAGCAATAAACTTGCCAGGATGTAGCGGAATTACTGGAGGCTTAAGTCTGAATGTTGGCTGTACCCAATTTGCAACTGATAACTTAAGTTCCATAAATATTACTCACTTAGATTGATGAAACCATCTTGTGCAGGAATAGTACTTTCTTTTAGAAAGCGTGCACGTTCTTCTTGGGCCTTACGAGCACGATCTGTTAGAGGTTCAACAGTTTCTTCATTTACTTTCTTGGAAGGAACTGAGTATGGCATTGCTTGACTTTCCATGAATGGAGTAGACATATTAGACTCTTTCTTTATTGAACAAGGTGTATTTACGGTTTGGATTCTTACCAAATAATTTATACATAAGATGCTTAAAAGCAGTATTATTATCTAAATTATCTTTTACTACATCTGAAACTTTAGGTAACTGAAAATCAGCTACATTTTTAATTTGACTAGTAATATAACTAATACTACGTGACATTTTATCATAGTTAGGAAATAGAATTTGAAATTCAAATTGCATATGTTCTTCACCACGAACTAATACATCTCTATTATTCTTAATAGACCTGTATGAGCTTGCCCACGTATTATAACTAAAACTCCATTGAGACTGGAATCTTACAAGATCACCAATAAGAGCAGTAATAATACTTGTGATATTATCTCTTGTTTCAATACAAGTGAATTGACCGTAGAATTGTTGCGCAACAGCAGAAGATGAATAAACATTCTTCTTTAAAAGTGTACGAAGATTCTCTGCTAGCAGAAAAGTTTCATTGATTAATTCTTGAACTACCAGATTATCACTATCTACATAGATAGAGCGAGTTTTCAGCTCTACAGTAAATTCATGAATCAATGCTAGAATCTCAGTAGAATCTCCAAGAAAGTGTGGTGATATTGCCATTATGTTTCTTCCTCTTCAATCTCTACCTGCTTAGCAGATGCAGCAATATTTGCTTTGCGTAGATGATGGTTAGTTAGAAATGCTGAAATAGTTTCTCTTGCAGCACTATGAAGATTCATTTCTTTAATGAATAATGATATTGCTAGAAAATGTTCAATAGGAACATTGATTGCACATCCATCAGAGTTGATAAGAATCTTTACACACGGCGTATAAATATCTTGTTTTCTGTTATATGTAAAACATAGCAACAGAGCAATCTGTCCTTTCTGCGATGAATTTGTAACAATTACTTTGTATTCTTTATATTCTGGTTTAACTCTAGGAATCTGACCACGATCAATATGATCTTCCCATGCATAATAATCAGAAGATACAATATCATCTACTTCTTGAAATGCATCTTTAAGCTTACGCATATCCATTACGGAGAATGTACAATTCTCATAGATATCACCTTCTGCTTTCTTACCAACTTTCACTTTACCATCTATATCACTTTTAAATTCAAATGATAAGAATGGTGAATATTGCATATAAGCAGAAGCTTTATAATAGTTAAAGAATTTTGGAAATGGTGCTTCAGAGTTATCGGTAACTAGAAGACCAATAGACATGGTATTAAAGTTTATGAGTCTGGAGTTGATATTCATTCTTGTACCACTAATTGAATTCTGAATTCAAATTAATATTAAATGCTTCAAAGACCTTTTAAAAATATGGATATAACCACGAAGGTTATATCCATTGTAATTTAAATGTCATCAATATCAACTTGTATAGTACGTTTCTCATTCAATGTAATATGTTTGATATCAATAGAGTGTTGCTCAAGAACTTCAAGAGCATTCTCACCTGAACGTAAACATCTTTTAAATGAACCATCAATCAGAATATATACTAGATATTTCTTACCGGGAACATCATCACGCATACGACCAACAATCTGTAGCAAATGCTCAGATGATGTAGTAGGATGTAGAAATACAATAGCTTCTAATTTAGATACGTTAATAATACCAGCAAAGCTCTTATCGGTAGTAATAATAATCTGCGCATCTGTTTCAGCAAACCGTGCTTCCATGTCTTCGATATCAGAGTTAAAGACACCTAGACTTAATGTAGGAAATGCTTTCTTAATATATCCAGCAAGAAGTTCATTCTCTAGCTTTGTCTTGCAAACAATTGCTATCTTATGTGTAGGATTAGTCAAAGCTTTCCTAGCTGCTAGGATAACTCTACGCATTACTTCATCAAGATATACAGCCATATATGGAAGCTCTGGATTGAGCAGATACTTTTTACCATATGCAAGATAATCAAATGCTTTAGGACGATTAAGACCTTTCACATGATTAGGGAGAGTTGGGTTAGTATGATATCTACATACACGCACAGTATATTTAGGAAGAATCTTTTGGAAATACAAGCAATTATCTGCAGGCATCAAAATCTCAAGAAGCTTTGATTCTCTGTAAATACGTCGTCCAAGTGTAGCAGTAAGATAAAAGGTTCTACGAGTGTTAGTACACATTTCCAAGAAGAATAGTACAATAATATTCAAGTGTGCTTCGTCATGAATAGTTAAACCAAATTCCATCTGTTCAAAGAAATCAGTGATTAGATGGTGTTCATTACTATAGATAAGAGAACCAAAAGTCTTTGAAGAACCAAGAATAATTTTGTACTTATTTCTGTTCTTTATAAGTTTAGCAAGAGACTCTCGTCCTTTAACAATGCCAATTTCTTCAGGCTTGATATCGGAAAACTTAGCAATCTCTTGAGACCATGTAAGAATAGCTTTCTCATCAGGGCAACTAATGAATGCAAATGATCCACTATTAGCAATATATTTAATAGACAGATATGTTTTACCAGTACCTGTACGAGCAAACAAACCACGACGAGGAGATTTAGCTAAATCAGTGTATGCACCTTTTCCTTCAAGGAAATCTAGCATACCAGCTTGTTCATCACTCTTAGGTTTGAATGCACATTTAATTTTTCTAGTAGCTGCAGGAGAGTATCCACCTTCTTTAACCATTTCACCAGTATTAGTGAATTTATGAAGTTTAGGTAATGGATATCTACGAGGAATTGCAATAACAGGTTGTCCTTCAT